CAAATTCCAGATAGTAGTCCATCATAACGTGTTCACGCCCGAAACGGCTGAGGTCTTTGGTTACGATGCAGTTGATCTTGCCAAGCTCCACATCGTCCATCATTCGCTTGAAATTCGGTCTTTCAAAGTTCGTCCCACTCCAGCCGTCGTCAGCCGCTGTCAAGTAAGGACTAAATATTTTTGAAATTTGTTTGCAATTTCGGGGGTTAAGAAGCCGCATCCACCGTTTCAAGGCAGGTCAGCAGCTTCTCCAACTCGTCACGCAAGGCAAGCTCAATTTCAATGCCGCCGTCCTTGCAAACCGTAACACGCTTCACAACATCGTTTGCAATCTCCGAAGTCAGCGTTTCAAGCTCGGTGTATTCCTTGTATTTTTCAATAAAGGCTCCACCTTGCTCGGTAGTGGTCTGCGAGGATTGTTCAAGGCGTTCCATTTTCTCGGTCAGCTCTTGCATCTGTGCTTGGTTGTTTACTTTTTGGGATAAGTACGTTTCCTTGTCGATAGTACCGTCAATCAGCTTTTCATATAAATCTTGGAGAGATTTTTCAAACTGATTCTTTCTGCTTTGCAGTACGGCAAGCTCACGGCGGGCTTGCTTTTTCTCTGCCTGGATACGCTCTTTCTGTAGCAGAAGCAAATGCTCCAAGCTGACCGCATAGGCGGCATAGGTGCGAATCAAGGTAACGACCATTTCGTGAATATCCGCTTGCAGGATACCCTCGGAGGTACAATCAAAATCTGTTTCCAGATGTGATGTGCGGCAATGGTATTTTGCGTTCTTCGTGTTGGAGAGCACCATAGCGAACCCACAGGTTCCGCAGATCACTTTTCTGCGAAGCGGATTTCTTTCGGATACGCTCGGAATAAATTCCTTGTACTCTTTCATACGGCTTGCCACTTTCTGAAAATCTTCCTTTGAGATAATTCCCTCGTGGGTCTCGTCCACAATAATCCAATCTGCCTTGCTTCGTTTTACGGTGTGCCAGTTGCCCACCATATTACGCTCACGCTTGCCATAGACACATTTGCCGATGTAGCGTTCGTCTCGGAGGATTTTGAAAATGTTGCCCTGTGTCCAGAAGTTTTCTTCGTGGATGCTCGGCCAACGGTCACGGGAACAGCCCGCCGCCCGTTTGTACAGCATCGGTGTTGGTACACCTTCACGATTGAGCATAGCAGCTATTTCCGTAGGTCTTACTCCGTCAATCGTCAATGCGAAGATCTTCCTAACAATGTCTGCCGCTTCATTATCAATAATGAGGCGGTTTTTATCTTCGTGGTCTTTCACATAACCATACGGAGCAAAGGGGCTGAGAAACAAGCCTTTTTCTGCTCGCATACGCTTGGCATTTTTGACCTTGCCGGAAAGCTCTCGGCTGTAGAGGTCATAGATCAGCGTTTTGAACGAGGTATCAAGACTGTCGATGTCCTGCGGTCTGGAACTGTCGAAACCGTCGTTGACGGCGATGAAACGGACACCGAGGAACGGAAATACACGGCTGATGTAGTTGCCGACCACAAGATAATCACGCCCGAAACGGGATAGGTCTTTGACTACGATACAATGTATCTGTCCCTGCTTTACCTGTTCCATCATTCTGAGAAAATCCGGTCTTTCAAAGTTCTTACCACTCCAACCGTCATCGCAGAACTCAGAGATTTCCCAACCGCAGAACTCGGAACGACTGCTGATGAAGCTCTGCAGAAGTCCTCGCTGATTGGATATACTTTCGGACTCGGCTTTGCCGGTATCCTTCAAGTCGCCGTCCTCGCTGGACAGACGGAGATACATCGCCACTCTCATACAGCAGCCCTCCCTTCGATAAATTTTAATAGTGCTATATATTCATCCCGATAACGCAGGCGAATATCAATGTTTTTCTCGGCATCCACATAGATGCGTTCCACAAGTGCGGAAGCCATTTCTTTTGTGAACGTGTCCGTTCCCATAAAAGAACGGAACTCTGTAAGAAAACGGTTCTCGGAAGTATAAGCCTTGCTTTCACGCTGTTCCTGTTCCAGTACCGCAATCAGCCGTTCGGCTTCTTCTGCCTCTGCTTTGTACCTTGCTTTGAGTGTAACGTACTCCTGCTCGGTCATAAGCTGTTCCACATAATTCTGATACAGGCTGTCATACAGAGATTGGCTGCGTTTCAAGGTACGCCTTGCCGCTTCGAGCTTCGCTGTCGCATCGGAACGCTGACGGCGAAATTCCGGCTGTGCGTTCAATCTCTTTACAACATTCTCTAAATCTGCGGCAAGCTGTATCTGTGCTTGAATGGCTGTGAATATCACTTCTCCCAACTCATCCTCTCGTATGCTCACGAATGGGCAACGAGCAGGATCGTCGGCATGACCGGGGCAGATATAGGTGTACCACAGCTTTTTACCGTGACTTACGTTCTTGTAGCGAACCAACGGTCTTTGACAGTACGGACACCATACAAGACCTTGCAGAATGTTTTCCATATGCTCCAGATGAGCAAACTTACCGAGCCTTTCGTGGTACTCCGTCTTTTTCTGTTTGGCGATCTGCTGAACCTTTTCAAAGGTTTCTGCATCAATAATCGGTTCGTGGGTGTTACGGACGATAATCCAGTCAGCTTCGTCCACATAGGTCTGTCGCTTTCCCTCATAGAAGGATTGCTTTTTTCTCCCTTGAACCATATGACCTATGTAAACGGGGTGTGCCAGTATGCTTTTTATAATTTGCGTATGCCACAGCACACCCTTGTACTTTTCCGTCTTGACTTCGCCCGTCTCGTAGAGGTAGGCAGACGGAGAAAGAATACCGGCATCATTGAGCCTGCGTCCGATCTGCACAACGCTGACACCCTCGGAACGCCACTTGAATATCTGTCGAACCGTAGGAGCTGTTTCTTCGTTGATAATAAGGTGATGCTTATTATCGGGGTCTTTGCGATACCCATACGGTGCCCAAGCTCCGATGAACTCCCCACGCTGTTGCTTTATGGTTAAGGCGGCATCTATCTTCTTGGATATATCCTTGCTGTAAACCTCGTTGATGAGATTTTTCAGAGGTACGATATATCCGTCCTGGGTTCTCTCTGCGGTCAGCGTATCAAAGTTGTCGTTGACGGCGATGAAGCGGACACCGAGGAATGGGAAAATGCGTTCCAGATAATTGCCGGTCTCTTTGTAATTACGACCGAAACGGGAAAGGTCTTTAACTACAATGCAGTTCACACGACCTTTTCGTACTTCCTCCATCATCTTTTCAAACTGTGGACGGTCGAAGTCCGTGCCGGTTCGCCCGTTGTCGCAGAACAAGGCTACAAGCTCCATATCGGATTTGCTTTCAATAAAGGATGTGAGCAGAGCTTTTTGACCGTCAATGGTATCTGCACCGGGCTTGCCGCTATCCTCTACGGAAAGGCGAACATAGGCGGCTGTTTTATATATTTTCCTCGCAGGAGCAGAGCTTTCCACTTCCTGCACAAGAGGATTTGTCTTTCGTTTCGTTCTTGCCATTTATACTACCTCCCGCAGTCTTGCACTCCGAAGAATGTCAAGCTGCCAAGCAAATTCATCCTGCCAACGATAGATGATCTCCACCACATCGTTAGAGTGAATCAGTATTTTATCAATGAGTGCAACCACAACAGCACGGTCAAGAGAAGTAAGTCCCTGTCTCTTGATGAACTCATTCATCCATACATTTTCCGTTCCGTGGTTCTGTATTTCCGTTAGCGTTTCTCTGAGTGCGTCCATCTGCTTTTCCGCTTCATCGGCACGAGCCGTAAAGCTGGCTTTCAGCCGTGTATATTCCTCTCGGTCGATGATACCGTCCGTAAGGTTCTCATATAAGGACATCAGCAGCTTTTGGAGCTTTTCGTATTCCTCGTGCTTCTTGCCGAGCTGTCTTTGTACCTTTTGAGCCTGTGCGGTTCGCAAGGGAGCCGTGTCGGTGATCTCTAACAGTTCACTCATATCCACGACCTCGCTGATGTGCTGCTTCAAGCTGTCCAGCACGATTTCTTCTAAAACAGTATCTCTCATACGGTGGGGCGAACAGCTTTTGTTCTGCTTGTGTGCGGAGCAGACGTAATATACATATTTCTTTTCGCCTGCAGGTACGGTCTTGCGAACCATACTTGCACCGCAATCGCCACAGAAAAGCATTCCGCTGAATAGTCCGACTGCCTTACCTTCGGGACTACGACGGGTATCGCATTTCAGCACCTTTTGAACGCTGTCAAAATCAATCTTGGAGATGATCGCTTCGTGGCTGTCGTTGATGACCGTCCACTCGCTTTCATCTTTGGTAATACGCTTGTGAACCTTGTAGCTCGGTGTGGTCTCCTTACCCTGTACGAGAACTCCGGTATAGATGGGGTTCTTCAGAATACGGATGACCGTTCCTGCCGACCATACGGCTTTTGCGTTGGTCTTGAAAGAAGTAGTAAACTTCAGTCCAAGGGAGCGTTTGTATTCCATCGGAGAAAGGACACCGAGCTTGTTCAGAGCATCGGCTATATCCTGGGGGCTGACACCCTCCAGTTTCCATTTGAAGATGTCTCGGACAATATCGGCGGCGTACTGGTCAACGACCAATTTGTTCTTGTTCTGTTCGTCTTTCAGATACCCGAAAGCGGCGAACGAGCCGAGGAACTGTCCGTTCTTTCGCTTGATTTCAAGCTGTGAGCGAATCTTTACCGAAATATCTCGGCAATAGGCTTCATTTATAAGGTTCTTGAACGGAATGATAAGATCATCGGAGGCTTTTTTATCTCCGAGACTATCGTAGTTGTCGTTGACGGCGATGAAACGGACACCGAGGAACGGAAAAATCTTTTCGATATATTCGCCTGCGTCCAGATAGTTACGCCCGAAGCGAGAGAGGTCTTTTACGATAATGCAGTCCGTTCGTCCTGCCTTTACGTCCTCAATCATCTTCTGAAAACTCGGTCTTTCA